CTTGATCGTTTAGAATCAGTTTACTTTCTGCTGCTAAGAGAATTTCAATCGTACCACACACACTGTTACCGACATGGACTATATTTCATATTTAAGAAATTTATTCCCAATTGCCAATCACGACATCACTAGAAACTTTTGCTCCACAAGAGTCGATCGTTCCTTTTCCGTCCGTGCCCGCATTGCCACCGAACACCACGCAGCTCGCACGCGTGTTATTCGACACTACATGCACCAAACTTTGTATGACCACGAAATCCGTTTCGTTGAATCACACAAGGTTTCACGCATCACCGACGAAGCACTTACCGCTGACCTATTCCGAGGCGATCTCCCCGACCACCTTATCCCAAAAGACCAACACTATTGGTTTGGAATTTCCAGCATCATTACCGCTTTCGCCCCGCCTCATCTCATTCGCCCTGTCCATTTTGCAGACTTACGTCTATATCCTTGGAACTACAAACCGAATGCCGAAGCACCCTTTTCCCGCGACGCCAGATATCATCATCTCCTGAAAACCCGTTACCAACTCGGATTTATAGAGAACTTGAAACCCTCGTTTCAAAATTTCCGCGATATCATTTTCCACGACGTACGCACTCACATCCATTTAATCAAAAATGGAACCGAAACTGACGGTTCACTTGGAGGAAGAGAAGACAGATTCTTCTATTACTTCACTGCCCACGCTAAAACCTCAGTAGTCCCCGAAGACAAAGACGACAAAATCCGTCTCGTTTTTGGAGCACCGAAGACCTTCATCTTCGCAGAAGCCATGTTTCTTTGGCCTCTATTCAACTATTATCTGGACAAGCCAGGTAATTCTCCACTCCTATGGGGTTACGAATCCCTACAAGGTGGATGGCTCCGTCTTAACGACGAGTTTCACCAATCATTTCTGAGAACATCATATCTGATGCTCGATTGGAAAAACTTCGACAAAAGAGCCCTCTTTTCTCACATTGACGATCTCTTCACTGGAGTTCGTTCTTACTTTGACTTTGAGAATGGTTACATTCCAACAGTCAATGCCCCCCAAACACAGTTCGATCCTATAAGGATGGAACGACTTTGGAACTGGACTTGCGATGCCCGCAAAGGTATCCCAACCCTAATCCCTG